CTCGTAAACCCTAGAATCCTCGTACAGTCTCTTGTAGTTGTCACCGCCTTTGCTCAAAGCATTTGAGGTAGAACCCATCATACACTTGCCGATAATCTTGCTACCCAAACGCAAACACGTCTTGGTAACACGCCAATTGTTTAAGATGTTGTTTGGCTTTACCCATTTTGCACTCTCGTCGTGAGCAAGAAACAGAAGCTTCTCACCATCATACGAGTTCTCTTCTGTGTTCTTCCAATCTATAGTGGTGTCAAGTCCCTCAATGGACTCCCCCTCTACGTCATACATATTCTTCTTGGTGATTTTTGCAGCAGGAACGCGATAAGCAAGCTCAGTCTTAGGCTTGTCCATGCCGTCCATAATAGGACGAAAGAAGAATGGCAAGCGACTATTAATGGGAACGACCTTGTCTGTAAACATTTTCTTGGCGTCAGCACCGGTCTTTGACAAGATACCAACACGCGCATCCTTGGCAAGCGTGGCGATGTTTACGCACTCAGACGAAGACATAAACGAGAATCCGGAACGACGAATCTTTAGATACACCATTCCAAAAGCCCTGCTGTCTGCACGACACGCTTCCCAAAAGATATAAAAGATACGGTTGGCTTCCCGGAAATCAGGATAACCCACGTCAATACTAGACCACTGCAAATACATATAATGAGAGCCGGTGATGTATGTCGGCTCGCCATTGTTCATAAACCACATCCCTTGTTCTCTTCGCTCAAACTCCTCCTCGATGTAATCTACCCACTTGTCCTTAAACTCAACGGGCATCTCGTTCCAATGGAATATTGACTGAATGCGGGATAGCTCTTTAGGTAGTGATTGCCTTTCCCAATATTGCTCGGATGCTTGCTTGTGTCTTTGAAGACACTCTTTGGGTTTTGCCGGTAAAGCAATATACAGCCCTGAGATACAAACAATATCCCCTATTTGGCCTGTCCTTGAAATAACGACCATATCGTATTGCTCATCGTACCCATAGGCCCAAGACTTTCCTGTGTTCTTTTTGGCAAGAGCACTAAAAGGGATGTAGTCCTTAACGATTCGATATAACCCTTCGTTCTGCAAATCCTTGTTTTGTGTCGTTTTTCGTTACTCCTTTTTCTATCATCGCAAGATTCTCACTCTCCGCATCTATGCGGGCAAGGATTTCAAACGCATCAAATATTGCTATCTTTTTAGTGACAGCAGCGTTTTTAAGGCGGTCGGCAGCAAGCGCTGAAGACTCATCCCCTTCATCCTTTTTGATAATGTCTTCTTTAGCTACTTTAATGAGTTGCTCAACAGCCTTATGTCCTGCCTCAATAATCCTAAGCTTTATCGCCTTAGTATCTGTAGTGCTCATAAAACCATGGTTATTTGGTGGTCAAAGACCCGGTATAAGGTCTCATCATCTACTTTGAACTCGTACTCACTGTCAGGCTTAAAGCACACTTTGTCTCCTGCCTTCACGCCTTGCGTAGTAAGGTATTCATTAGGGTACACCATCTCGCCCATAAGTGGCTCATGGGTGAATGGCTTCTTTACGTATGAGTCGATAGCCGCAACAGGACGCACAAAGCAGTACCTATCGTAAGGGTACCATTGCCCATCTTGTTTGTACATAAAGAATTGGTCAGGCTCAATAAAAAATAAATCATCTCTAAAGAAACTACGACCGCTTTTCTGCCGGCCCTTTATGTCATTGTAGAACTTAAACGCATTGTGATGCACCAAGAGAATATCTCCTTTGGTGATTTTACCTTTGTACCATAACGGAACCTCTATGACTTCTGCGTGTCTGTTTGAAAATCTGTAGTCTTCTTCTGAAGTGCTTACAATCAAATCAATGCCACCTACTTCTTTTGTGTTGTCATATCGTTTTCCATTCAAAGGCTTCACTATGAAGTCGAATGGAGACCTCATTAGTAGTTTACGTTGTGCTCTATTGCCAAAGGAATAGTCGAGTTAAACTCTTTCCACAACAAGACCTCTTGCTTATCGTTGATGATATAAATCTTTATAGAATTATTATTCGAATCAAGTTTAATAAGATGAATCTCGTATGTTTCGTTAAGAACTTTTTGACCAACGATGTAGTGCATTGCCCCGCTTTTGTAATCCGGGCCAACGGAAATCTTTCTGATGTCCATATAAATTAAATTTAATTATCCTCCTATTTTCCATATTGCCACATCTGCTGATGGAACATTACTCCAGCCTCCCAAATTTGTATGAATATACAAACCTCCCGCATTTGTGCCGGAACTGTCTCTCATAATCTCCCAAGTCAAAATATCACCTGCCTCTGCATTAAAAGGAATAGTTAACTCGTAAGGAATCATAACTCCTGTAGTGTTTAATTCAATACCCTTTGTTGGAAGTATTTGAATCCCGTTTTTTAATGCTCTGAACAAAGTAACAGTAACTCCTCCGGATGAACCTTGTCTTTCAAAGTTTGCAAATCCATTAAAAAGATACAATCCTGCCTGATTAAATACGATTGAACCATTAGATAGTAATTGAACAGGAGATGCACTTGTTCCTTGTGCGGCACCAAAAGTAACCTGCAATGGAGTGTCTAATGCAGATGGAAGTTGATTCACTGTAGATTGTGCACTTAAAACTAACGTTGCACCAAACTGAGAAAACAAGAAGCCAGCAAGTGAACCAACAGTAAAATTCTTGGTGATGTTACTGTTTTCATAATCAGTGCCAATCAACTTATCGTTGATGCTGACATTGCCATCATTTGGATATGTACTAATTTTAGCCATCTTGTTTGTTTTTCGTTATTTCCCCTGTCTGTATGTTTATTACCGCATCAATGCCATACTTAGACATTAATTCGCTTTCATGATTAGCAAAGTCCTCACGTAACAAGTCAATCTGCTTTAGTGTTCCGTGCTTCTGCAGTGATACTTCGGCAAGCTGCAACTTGAGTTTATTAAACTCCGTGTGCATAGCTTGAGTCTTGCTCAACTCTTCTTTGGTCAAAAATTGCTTATTGTTCGATTCCATTTTGATTTGATTTATATTCTACAAATATAATTATTTTTCTGAGGCTTTTCTCCAGCCTATTTCGCGCTGATACTTAAAGCCTAATCCTTGACTTGAGTAAGTTAGATTGAAAATGTTTCTATTCTGCCTGTAACCTACAGACGCATCCAAGCCGATTACTGTGCCACCCACGCCTAATACAATCGCCTTTGTTCTTTCTTGTATAATTGCTGTGGGTCTTCTGTTCTGAAAGGTAACAACTCTGTCTGATATTCTGTTTTTGAATACTGTCTCATTAAGAACTATCAATGCACTACTATCGTTCTTTACCGTGTCAATGTAATTGACCTTGGCATAGTAGTCCATAAGGATAAGCATTGTGTCAATCGGTTGTAGAACATACTGCGTGTCTCCCTGCTGCCATATAGTGTCATATAGCGGAATGGTGTCGGTATAGTGTACCGCATAAGGGGTAGGAACCCCTTCATATACAGTATAGGGTATTGAGTCGCCGGGAATGTGCTCCACTATTGGCTCAGAGGTAGGAGAACACTGTTTCAATAAGAGCCACATTAATATAGCACCTATCGAAAAAAACAATATGTTACTTTTTGCAGATTCCATTTTTACAAAAGTAACTGAATAAAAGCATCATATCTCTTTTGTCTATCAGCTAAACCATGTGTGCCCCCATTGACTCTTTTGGTTACGGCTGTCACATCTCCAGCATCGGATATTTTGTTTAATCCGTTGGTGTTCCAAAACCAGCCAGCGCTATCTAATGCTAAAACCCCAGCAACTAAATCGGGGTTCTCTAATACGTTTTCGGGTACAGCTTTGTCGTAAGCGGTGTAATTGGCACGACCGGTTAACTGTATTAACCCTCTGCCTCTAAACTTCCAGCCATCACCTGACTCTTCGTTTCCGTTAGCCATTCGGTTAGCATAGACCTTATTGGCAATGCGTTCAGGCTTTCTTGCATAAGCTGCTGCCGTTTCTGCCTTAAAATATTTTCCAAAGATTTTTACAAGCCCCTCGGCAGAATAGTTTAGGTTTTCGCTAAACACCTTAAAGCCTCCTGACTCGTGACCGCATTGAGATAGAAAATGCGCTAATCTTTTCGGGGTATTGATTT